CTTCCGTAATATCCCAAGAATAGCCGCATCATTTAATGCGGATCAACCAAAACAAAACAACAATACAATGAGTGAACTTATCACATGTGGCCTCTTGACTGAGGCAGAGGGTGGCAGCGTAGAGCTAGCCACCAAACGTGTCGAAGCTCTCAAAGTCGAGGCCGCCAAGGTTGAGGCTTTGCAGTCTAGCCTTGACGAAACAACCCAGAAACTTGAAGCCGCTGAGGCCAAGTTGCAAGAGTCCAAAGAAGCAAGTGCAGCATCGGTTATCGAAGCAGCCATCGCTGATGGACGTATCGCAGCTAAGGACGAAGTTACCCAAGACTTCTGGAAACAGCAAGTTGTCGCCAATGGTGACTCCGCAGTAGCAGCCCTTAATGCAGTGCCAAAGATTGGCGGTGACATTACCGAAACCAAAGTTAAGGCATCTGCCGAGGCTAAAGAAACCAAAGTCGAGCTTCACGGCACAGCACTTATCGCTGCCGCCCTTGCTGACGAACAAGAATCTAACTAAATAATACAATGGCAAACCCAACATTACTAGACATTGCGAAGCTTAACGGCAACCGCAAAGAAGTCGGCTTGATTGAGTCCGTGCTTGATGCAGCCCCAGAAATGGAAATCCTGCCAGCCCGCACTGTCTCTGGAACAAGCTACATGACGGTTGACCGTCACTCCCTTCCAACTACTGGATTCACGAAAGCCAATGAGGGCATCGCACCAAGCAAGTCTGACTTTAAGACACGCTTAGTCGAGACTTTCATCTTCCGTGGTGCAGTCAACGTGGACAAGGCAGTAGCTACCGCTTACGAAGACGGAGCAGCCGCTTACCAAGCAATCGAAGCTCAAGGCGTTATGCGCTCCGCTATGATTGAAATTGGCAAGCAGGTTTACTACGGCACTGACGAAGACGCTAATGGCTTTGACGGACTCCAAGCAATCAACACAGCACACGTTGCTGGTGGTTCTGGACTTCGCATTGACGCTACTGGATCAACCGCAGACACTGCATCCTCAGTCTACGCTCTCAAGCTTGGACCAGAGTTTGTTCAGATGGTCTACGGCGGCGGCGCACCAATCAGCCTTCCACGTTTCCGTGAGGAGTCTGTAACTGACAGCAATAACGGTCAGTATGACGCTTACGTTTCTAACCTTACAGCATGGGCTGGCCTACAGTGTGTTCACCCATACGCAGTTGGCCGTATCTGCAACCTTACAGCACAAGCTGGCAAGGGACTTACAGACGAGTTGCTTGCTGAGATGATCGCAGCGTTCCCCGTTGGTTTCACCCCAGACGTTCTCCTTATGAGCCGCCGTTCACGCCGCCAGTTGCAAACTGCGCGTGCTGGCTTGGTATCTCTTCAAGGTGACGCTAAGACTGGAACCCTCGGAGGTGGATCGGCATACGTGCCTACACCAACGAATTTTGAGGGAATACCAATCGTGGCCACTGATTCGATTATCAACACAGAATCCATCGTTGCCTAACATCCCAACCCGCTAAGAAGATCGATGAAAACAGCAACCTACCATCAAGCAGCTAACGGCTCAAAAGAGTTATTCGTTTTGGCTGAAAATGACGACAATACTGTTAATCTCGGACTCGAAAATGGCACGGCAATCGTAACTGGTTGCCGTGTCACGGAGGGTTTTGAAATCGGTGCTTGCACCATCATCGCTCCTAAAAAGGCGGCTAAGAAAACAACCAAAAAAAAACTAACTAAATAAATATCATGGCTTACGAATTCAATCGAAACCAAGTTGACGCTTCCAAGGAAGTTTCCGTCACAATGTTAACTGGTGGTGCTAACAGCCCATCAATCGACCTAGAGCAAGAAATCGGTGGAGACATCGAGGCCGTTGCCGCTGAGATCGAGATCCCTGTAGAGGCACTTCTCACAGATGCTAAGAACCTTTTCTTTGCACTTGAGGACTCTGCCGACAACAGCACATTCGCCGCAGTTGACCCAGCTATCACCACATCCGTAGTCGGAGCAGGTGGAGTTGGCAATGCAGCTAAGAGCGTTCGTTTCCGCTTGTCTCCAGCAACTCGCCGCTACATCCGTGTAGCTCAGACTGCTGACAGCACACCGGGAACCCTCGCTAACGATGTGACTCTCCGTCTCCTGTTCTAAAAACACATCTCTGTTTCATAACAATATAGTGTATCAGCCCTGCCGTCCGTGTTTATTCATGCGGCGGTGGGGTTTTTCTTTATCATGGCTTGGATTACATTAACAACTGACGACATCCGTAACAGGCTTGCCGAGTGCGAGCTTGAGGCAATCGAAGAAACTGGCGGTGGCACTGGCGACAGACTCGCTGGTATCCTTGACCAAGTGACTAGCCTAGTGAGGGCTAAAGTCGGAGCATGTAACCGCAATGAGCTAGGCACAGCAGGGACTATCCCTCAAGAGTGCCTACACTCAGCCGCTACCATCGCCCGCCACAACCTTAGAGCCACATTGCCAACCACTGGCAGTGAGGATGAGGGTGAGATGAGGCGCAGTGAGTATCAAGATGCCATGACATTTCTCAATGATGTTGCCGATTGCAAAATTGGCATCATCTCAGACTCAACATCCCAAGTTGGTGGCCGCGCTAATGGTTGCTACGGAGGTGATGACAAATACGTATTTTAATGAGCGTTTATCTCGACAGGGCAGACCAAATGGCAACTCTAATCGAGGGGCTTTTTGATGATGGTCAAGTTGCTGTTGTGGTTGACCGCCAGAAAGATATCACCGCTGAATTTAACAAGCGCATAGGCAAAGTAAAAGGTGGCGTGGCCGTCATAGAGTGGCTAGGAGCATTGACAGCCAATGTTGACCTAGACGACTTACGGGTAGCCAGCAAATATTCCGTTACTGTTATTACTAAGCCAGTCATACGGGACCACGCTGACCTATTGCCAATAGATGATCTTGTTGAGAGTATTGCCTCAGCATTACACGGCTATAACCCAGATGCCAATCACTGTTTAGACAGCATGAGAGTGACCAGCATTGACCCTGTAGCAAACCAACAATTCAGAGTTTACATCATACGTGTAGAACAAGATTTACAATCATGAAAAAGAAGTCAAGCAAAGTAAAATCAGAAGCAACTGAGCAACCAGCACCCGAAGTTGAATCCAAGCCAGTAATGCTAAAAGTAGAAATAACAGCAGACCGTGCCAAAGTTGGCAACTGCATCTGTGCCAAAGGCGCAGTCATATCAATCACTAAAGAGCAGGCCGACGCTCTTGTAAGCGCAGAGCTTGCCAAAATAATCGGCATCTAATCACAAACCAACAATAAAATGGCAGCCCAATACTACCTACAAAAACGAATCATCGGCGGTTTTGCCGATTTTATCCCGCACGGCGAAACAGTCGATGCTCTCACCACATCTCCAACGGTTATTCCCGACGATGACCCAATTACAAACTGGACAGATTATAACCTTGGATGTGTCCAAGAGGTGCAGTTTGACAGCGAGACAGAAGACGAAGAGGACTACTGCCCAGCCGAGACAGGCGGGTATTCCAAGAGCATTACACGGACCACAGTTCGTGACACAATGACACTCACCCTCAAAGATCACTCTGAGCCAATCTTCCGTTTACTCTTCGGACTTAACCAGAAGCTTACAGGCTTAACTGGACAGCAGCCGTTTGAGAACCTTGGCGACCGCGAAATCACTGGATGGCTTCGCCTTCGCGGAGTAGGATCAGCCGCAGAGGCTCTTGCTATCGTTAAGGTTGAGGTCAAGATGAGAATTTCAGACTACCCCGGTTGGAGCCAAACGGCAGCCAAGCCAGTAGTTGAAATGGAAGTTATCGCCAACACTCTTAACGATCTAACCGACGACGCTATCCTAACCGCTTAATAAGCAATGGCTTTTTGCTCAAATCTTAGAATCACGCAAAACGGCGTAGTGCTGTTAGACTATGATGATAAGATAGATGCCCCCCCATCGGTGAGTGGGGAGCAGACCGTTCAGGTCACTCCCTACCTCCGATCGGACACGGTGGGCATCTTCCCCAGAGGCAATCAGTCACACACCATTGAGTGGACCCAAAGCGAACCTGTATCAACAGCCAACGCTACTGCCACCCGATCATTTTCACATCCCGTCAACCTGCCTAGGGAGCAGGGGGACGTTGTAATTAACCTAGAAAATTCTTCCAACTCTTTTTACCTAAAGGATGCCGTGATTCAGTCATGGTCATCTGATTGGGATAACAGAAGGGAATCCCTAACAATTTCAATAGTAGGCGGTGAATGGATAGCATCCATTAGCCCCTCAAGTAAAGCCGACAGCACCACCATCACATCGGACGCAAGCACTTTAACAGCAGACACCCAGTAAGAACATGGCCAAACAGACTATCAACATCGGAACCGCAGCAAACGATTCAACAGGCGACCCGTTGAGGACAGCTTTTGATAAGACCAATGACAACTTTGACGAGCTTTATACTGCTGATGGTCTAAAGGCTAACATTGCCAGCCCTACCCTTACAGGCACGCCAGCGGCTCCTACAGCGGGGGCAGCAACTAACTCAACCCAACTTGCTACCACGGCGTTCGTGCAGCAAGAGCTATCCAGTGGCACTACAGCACTATTGACTAGCAACTTCATTGATGATGATACGATGGCAACGGCTACGGCCACCACCATCTCTAGCTCGGAGTCAACCAAGGCTTATGTTGACACGCTTATCAGTGGCACGGATACAATGCACTACAAGGGGGACTATAACGCCTCAACAAACTCCCCCGACCTAGACTCGCCAACAGGAGGCACGGTGT